GAGGATGAATGGGACTCGCTTGACTATCGGCAGGACGCTCTTCGCGAACGTTATGGCGACAAGCCTGTCATCTACCCCAAGCGGGACGGAAAGTTCCGTATACTGACGTTGGACGATTTTCCCGACGACGATGAGAATTCCGCAAGCTAGCTGGCGCTGCATTTCCAGTGGGTAAAATCGAACGTTTACCCAACGACAAATAGGAGATTTGGCATGGCAACCGAAGAAATGGGTAAACTGCTTAACGGCATTGGGCAGCATCTGGCCGACATTCTCGATCAGCACCCCGATGATAGTTATATGTATGCCGAAGTGACCGAAGGCTCCTGCGAAGCAGGTGTTTTCCACGATGAAGGCGAACAAGTGGTCTATTACCGTCCGAGTGGCGAACTGTTTGACGCATTGTTCGACCTTTGGAAGTTTGCCGAGGCGGATAAGAAATGGACCGTGCTTCATTATGAAGTAAAAGACGGAGCTTTCAAAGTCCGCTTTTTATACCCTGATCAATTAGATCCTGAGGAATTCAGTTATGAACGTCGAGAGCGCGCATTGCACGAGCGTTATGGCGACAAGCCTGTTATCTATCCTAAGCCAGACGGAAATTTCCGTGAACTGACATTGGACGATTTTCCCGACGACGATGAGGATCCGGCGACCTGAACAGTTGCCGTCTGCACCATGCATGAAGCTGCACAGATCGCGCTACCCTTAACGGCGGATAGAGCCTGTTTGGCTCCGATTTACACATAGGAAACATCAATGGTTGAAGATAATTTGCAAGGTCTGCTGGAGCAGGCCTCCGAAACCGGTGCGCGTCGTGCGCTGGCCGGGCTGGGGCTGGATGATGCCAGCGCCGCCAAGGATATGGGCGAATTGCGCGAGCTGTTGTCCGCCTGGCGCGACGCCAAACGCTCGGCACGCAAGGCCGCGATTGGCTGGGTCGTGCGGATGGTGTTGGCGTTGTTGCTGATCGGCATTGCGTTCAAATTGGGCCTGCCTGGATTGGTGAGCCAATGAGGCTGGCGGGCTATGCCGCGATCTTCGATGCGCCAGACAAGGGCGGCGATATTGTGCGTAAAGGCGCATTTGCGCGTGCGGCAAAGGCGGGCTTGCCCTTATTGTGGCAACATGACCAACGCCGCCGCATCGGCTTTGTCGAAAGCTTAAGCGAGGATGCACGCGGCCTGCGGGTGATCGCGCAACTCGATGATGACAGCGCGGTCGTGCAGGCGGGCAGCGGCCTGTCCTTCGGCTACCGCGTGCGCGCGATGCAGCAACAGGAATATCGGGAGCTCACTGACCTCGACCTTATCGAAGTCAGCGTCGTTGCCACCCCCATGCAACCGCTCGCCCGCGTGCTGGCGGTTGAAGCGAGCGGACCAAACATCACAGACATTACTCAGTTCACACAAGGAGAATGACATGGATTATGAAACTAAAGCAGACAATCTGGACGCCGTCTTTGACGGGGCGGTGCCAGCGGTGGCGGTGACGCGGCCCGTTTTATCAGGCGGCAAGGTCGCTGACCCGGCGCGGTCGGCCTTTGTCGATGGCTATTTGCGGCGCGGGTCGGAGGTGGAGTTGAAAAGCTTCACGGGCGTAACGCCTGCCGATGGCGGCTTTGCCGTGCCGCGTGAAATTGACGAAGTTATCGACAGGGTATTGAAATCAATCTCCCCCATTCGCGCGATTTCGAGCGTGGTGCGCGTGGGGTCGTCTGGCTATCGCAAGCTGGTGACGCAGAACGGCGTGACATCGGGCTGGGCCGCAGAAACGGCGACGCGTCCGGAAACAGGGACACCGACATTCAACGAAATCGTCCCCAGCTTTGGCGATCTTTACGCCAATCCGGCGGCGACGCAGGCGATGCTGAATGATGCCGCATTTGATGTGGAGGCCTGGCTGGCGGATGAAATTGCATCCGAATTTGCCAAGGCCGAAGGTGCGGCGTTCATCAACGGCAATGGCACCAACCGCCCGCGTGGATTTTTGACCGCGCCCGTTGCGACGACAAGCGATGCGACGCGGCCCTTTGGCACCGTGCAATATGTGCCGACGGGCGTGGCGGGCGGCTTTGCCGCGACTAATCCGCAAGACAAGTTGGTGGAGCTGGTGCACGCCGTGCGCGCGCCTTATCGTCAGGGGGCAAGCTGGGTCATGAATGCGTCGACCCTGTCCGTTATTCGCCGGTTTAAGACAAGCGATGGCGCGTTCATCTGGCAACCGGGCCTTGCTGCCGGACAGCCGGATACGTTGATGGGCTATCCCGTTATTGAGGCAGAAGACATGCCCGACATAGCGGCAAACAGCCTGTCGATTGCCTTTGGCAATTTCAAGGCGGGATATTTGATTGCCGAACGGAGCGAGACCAATATCTTGCGCGATCCGTATTCGAACAAGCCTTATGTCCATTTCTACGCAACGAAGCGTATTGGTGGCGCGCTGATCAATTCGGCGGCGATCAAGTTGATGCGCTTTTCATTGACGTAAACATTTTGGCCTCTGCCCGCTGCGTTGATGGGCAGAGGCCGTTTTTGGTTACAATAATACATATCAAAAGCCAATATGGCTAAAACAGCGCAACTACGGTTGCGCGTCCCCCATATTTCAAAGGAACATCAGATGTTGAGCCTTGATCCGCTCGGCCTCGACAGCGTCATGCTGGCCGAGGTTCGGGCCTATGTGCGTGTCGATGCGGGCACCGATGACACTGTGCTCGCCGCCTGCGCCGTCGCCGCGATTGAACATGCCGAGCAGTTCACGCGGCAGATACTGATCCGTCGTGGTGCAAAGGATATGGTCACGGCAGGGTCGGGCTGGCAAATTTTGCAAGCCATGCCCGTGCAGTCAATCGTGAGCGTGAAGGGCATTCCGGCGGAGGGCCCAAGTTTTGAGATGGCAGCATCGGCGTGGGAGGCAAAGATCAGCTCACGCGGAGAAGCCTATTTCCGGGTGCTACAGCCCGGCATTGCGGGGCGCGCAGAGATATCGCTTATCGCTGGCTTATCGGTCAATTGGGCCAGTCTGCCGGAGTCACTTCGGCTTGGCTTGCTGCGGCTGACGGCATATTTTTACAACAACCGCGATGCGAGCGATGATGCTGGCCCACCTGCCGCTGCACGGGCGTTGTTGCTGCCATTTCGCCGGATGCAATTGCCATGAGCGGGGAATGTGCCGGCACGTTGCGCGAACGTGTCGTGATCGAAACGCGCCTGAGCACACGTGACAGCCGCGCAGGCGCAATAGGCAATTACATCTATGAAGGGCAGGCATGGGCAGCGGTTTCACCGTTAATGCCCGCCGATCTGACGCGCGGCGATGCATTGTCGGCACTGCCGCGTTGGCGGGTGACGTTGCGCAAACGCGAAGGGCTTGGCCTAAGCACACGGCTCACTTGGCGGGGCAAATATCTCGCGGTGCGCGGGGCGCTCAGTGATCCGCAGACGCCCGGGCAAATGCTCCTGACCTGCGAAGAAGTGCGATGAATACTAAGCGCCTGACGGCCAAAGCCGACGCCCTGGGAGCAGCCCGCGTGCAGCGGATCAGCGACCGGTTGATGGCAACCGACTTACCGCAAGGCGTGCGCGCCGAACGCAGTGGGGAAGGCGTAACTTTAGTGGCCAAAAACCTGCGCCGCCGGATGCTGGACGACGCGCAATTAAGGAATTTCGGACGATGAGCGATGCAGTGCAAGCCTTGCAAGCCGCCGCCGTGGCAGCGCTGTCGGCGCACCCGGTGTTGGCCGCGCAACTGAAGGGCATTTATGACGGCCCGCCGCCCCGAGCCGCCTTTCCTTATGTGGCGGTCACCGACGGGTTGGTGAGCGATTGGGGGACGAAAACCAAGCAAGGCCGCGAAATTCGGCTGGCGTTTACCGTGTGGGATGATGGTGAGGCCGCGTCGCGGCTGGCGGACCTGATGGGCCATGTCGACGATGCCTTATTGGCGATCCCACGTGATTTGCCCGGCTGGCGGATCGCGAGCTTGGTCTTCCTGCGGTCGATCATACTGCGCGATCCGGCGGGGCCATGGGCGGGGCTGGTCGAGCACCGCGTCCGATTGCTCGCCGTCTAAATCATAATTGTTTTTTCCGCCGATGCGCGGACATTTTCGAAAGGATAAGGGCATATGCCAGTAGAAAAAGGAAGCGCCTTCCTGTTGAAGGTTGGCAATGGCGCAACGCCGCCGGTATACGCAACGGTCGCTGGCCTGCGCACCACGCAATTGTCGATCAATGGCGATCCGGTGGTCATCACCCACAAGGGCAGCGGCGCGTGGCGCGAATTGTTGTCGGGCGCGGGTGTGCGGTCGGTGTCGGTGTCAGGGGCGGGCGTTTTTACCGGCTCATCGGCGGAAACGCGGATCAAAAACAACGCCCTTTCGGGGCAGTTGGACGATTATGAGTTAAGCTTTGAAGGTGGGGAGCAGCTGCGCGGAAAATTTCTGGTCGCACGGCTCGATTATGCCGGCGATTTCAATGGGGAGCGGTCCTACACGCTGGCGCTGGAAAGCAGCGGACAGGTAACGTCCTTATGACGCGGTCGGCCAATAAGGCGCGCGGCGAGGCGTCGTTATTGCTGGAAAGCGGGGCGGTCGTTTTGCGCCCAAGCTTTGCGGCGCTGGTCGCGGCAGAGGAGGAGCTTGGACCGTTGTTCGCGCTGGTGGAACGGGCGGCGGCGGGCAATTTGAAGCTATCGGAAATGGTCGCTTTATTCTGGCATTGCCGTCATGAGGCGGATGCCGAAATGACGCGCGATAGGTTCAGCGAAAGCGCGGCCAAGGTCGGGCTTTCGGCGATGACGCCAGCGCTGAAAATCCTGCTGGGCCAGATATTGAGCGGGCAATGACCTTTGCCGATGTTGCGGCCCAATTGGCGGCGCGCACGGCCCTGACATTGGGATGGCGGCCCGATGACTTTTGGAACGCCACACCCGCCGAATTGCTGGGCATATTGCACGCGATTGCGGGCGATGGCGAAGCGCCGCCAAGCGCGGACATTATGCGCCGACTGATGACCCAGTTTCCAGATAGCCCAAGCGGAGAGACATGATGGATGAAGAAATTGATCGGCTGGTCGTGTCGGTGCGCGCCGACACCCGCGCCTTTGCGAGCGACGTTGCCGCGATGCGCGCGGAACTCGACGGGCCATTTGCAGACGGGTTGGAACGCGCCGGGGCCGCGCTGGAACGCGGGCTGACGAGCGCCATTCA